GGGAGGAGCTCTTATGCAATTAGTCGCCTTTGGTGCCCAAGATGTTTATTTGACTGGTAACGCCCAAATTACCTTTTTTAAGAATGTTTACAGACGTCATACTAACTTTTCTATGGAATCTATTGAACAATATTACAATGGTAGCGTAAATTTTGGTCGTCGTGTCCAATGCACTTTATCTCGTAATGGTGATTTGGCAGGTCGTGTATATTCTCGTACTGTACTTCCTGAAGTTGTTTATAGTGGTGAATTCACCCGTAAGGGTTATGTCCAATTCGGTTGGGTTCGTCGTCTTGGTCATGCTATGCATGAAGAAGTTGAACTCGAAATCGGTGGATCTGAAATCGATAAACAATATGGTGATTGGATGAATATTTGGTATGAACTTAGCCACAAGACCGGACATGAATCTGGGTATGCTAAGATGATCGGTGACACTGAAGAACTCACCAGTCTTTCTACTCTCAGTTGGTCTAATGAAGACAACATGCTTAAACCTTCTCGTGTCTTGTACACTCCTCTTTGCTTTTATTTCAACCGTCACAATGGTCTTGCACTTCCTCTTATTGCTCTACAATATCATGAAGTCCGCATCATTGTTCGTTTCCGTCGAGTTGAAGAACTTTACTGTGCCACCAGTTCTTTCAAGGCTGCTCCCGGTTCTCTTGATTTACAAGATGCTTCCCTATATGTTGATTATGTTTTCCTTGACACAGAAGAACGTCGTCGTTTCGCTCAAGTTTCTCACGAATACTTGATTGAACAGGTCCAACACAATGGACCTGATAATATTAACAACAGCAATGCTAAACCCCGTCTTACTTACAATCATCCTTCTAAGGCTCTTTACTGGTTTGTCCGTATGGGTAACTACCAAGGTAGCAAATTCCTCAGCTATTCTGGTGTTGGTGATTGGGTTAAGGCTCGTGAAGATGCTGCTAAGAAACTCATTCTTGCACAATTTGATCTTGATGAATTTGGTTTCTTTAATCAAGTTGAAGTTCCGGATGACACTGATTCTTACATTGAAGATGGTAAGGAATATACACTTGTTGATCCGGCTAACCCGAATGAACAACCTACTTACATCTTTAACGATGATGCTACCAAAGCACAATTTGACGGTTCTGTTTTCATTGGTCGTCTTGCTGCACGTCAAGCTCTCCTTAAACGTGATCGTTATACTGATCTTCGTGATAAGGTTGAAGGTATTATCCGTATTTCTCCTGATGAAGAAGGTCAAGGTGCTTTTTTCCCTGAAGTAGAAAAGGTCACGCGCAATGATCTTACTATCTATGATCTTTCCGTTCCCGTTGAAAAGTTTGATGAAGATAACCGCAACTCTTTCATCAAGGCTTTTGATGTATGTGTTCGTCAATTTGACAATTATGGTCTTTTGATTGATGGTTCCGTCAATCCCGTTTCCCAAGCTCAACTTTACCTCAACGGTCATGAACGTTTCTCTAAACGTGATGGTAACTACTTCAACTACGTCCAACCCTACCAACACCACAATCGTACCCCTGTTGATGGTCTCAATGTATATTCCTTTGCCCTTGAACCCGAAATGCACCAACCTACTGGTACTGCTAACTTCTCCCGTATTGATACTACTCAACTTGAACTTAACTTCAACCACTTCGCTACTGGTGAATTTGCTTCCGTTTTCCAAGATACCGAAAACCGCTTGTTCATTTTCACTCTTAACTACAATGTTTTGAGAGTAATGAGTGGAATGGCTGGATTAGCTTATTCCAATTAAATGAAACTTAATAATTTATAATAATCATTATTAACAATAATTATTGTAAAAAAATTGACAATATAATGGTTAATTAATAATTATTATGAAATTAATAACGATGTCACCATCTCTTAACGATTTAATATCATACATGCAACAAAATCCAGATAAATTTTCTGATTTGAATTTATCTGTTCTTGAATATTATGATAAGAATGAAAATGAATATTATTTAGGGGGACAAATACTGATAACTAAGGATACTCCAATAACCGATGAATTAATTGAAAAAGTAAAAAATATAAATTCTGACAGTCTTGAACCTTGTAATATGATGGAATATATAAGTGTAGGTATTCATAATGAAAGATTTGATAATATACAGAAAATAATTAAAAGATATTTACAATATATATAATGGCAAAAGGGCTTTTTGCAAATATGGATCATAGATCATATTTAATTTTATTATTCTTTGTGATGGTAGTAGTTGGATATTTATTATATAAAGATGATTGGTTTGGAAATTTGTTAGGATATCGAAATAATTATAATCAAACAGTAACTGGTTC